CGCTCGGTGATCCGGGGGTAGGTGATCTTCCCCGAGGTGAGCCCGATGCGGCGGGTGCGCTCGACCATCGGCCGGTTACGCCCGATCACCTGCATGATCTGGTTGATGTGCTGAGGCGGGAGGAGGCCGGGCACGTCGCTGGTGAGCACCTGCGTGACAGCCCGCTCGATGCGCTCCGTCGCCTGCTCCCGAGCGCCGACCCCGGCCCGGTTGGCGACCCGTTCGAACTTGCGCACGATGTCGTCTCGGGCGTACTCGGCAAAGGTCCGGTAGACGACCTCGGCTGGCGGATCAACCGGCTGGGCGTCGGGCGCGGGTGGCTGGGGCCGGGCGCTGTCCGCGGCGCGCTGGAGCACGGCGCGAGCATCCCGGCTGTCGGCCCGCCGCTCCTCCAGATCGACTAGCTCACCGATCTGCGGCTCTAGCTCCCCGAGCCGATCACGGTTGCGCCCGATGAGCTCCCGCTCAGCCTCGTTGGGGTCTCGGTCCTCCGACTCGACGCGGTCGAGTACCTCGTTGATGGTCTCGTTGACGCGCTCCCGCTCATCGACGAGCCGTTGCAGCACGGCGTTCGGCATTGCTTCGACCTCTCGTGGTCGTCGCTCAATGCCCGATGCGCCGTCCCTTCCCCGGTGGGCCCGCGGGTGCGGGTGGGCCGGGGGTGGAGGTGGTCTGTCGGACCTCTACTCGCTGGCCGAGAGTAGACCGAGGGCACGGAGCCTGTCATCCAGCGCCGCGTTCACGGCCGGGCGGAGGGCGCCGAGATCCGTCTCCTCGTAGGCCTCGTCCGCGGGCGGGGCCTCCCGGATGGCCTCGATCCGGGCACCGTCGTAGGCCGGTTCCCTGCACAGTGCAACACCCAGGAGGTTGCACGAGGTCCGCATGACCACGCCGTCTGTACGGCGAGTCGATCGGTACACCTCGGCGTTGACCGAGAACCCGGTGAGCACCCCGGCCTCGACCAGTTCTAGGGCCAGTGGCCCGTTCCCGGCCAGGGTCGTGCGGAACACCCCGTGCAGGCCGTCGTCGCGCTCGATGAGTTCGGCGCCGTGGCCGACCTTGTCGCTGAGGCTGGCGCCGTGTTCGAAGTCGAGCAGCACCATGTGGGGCGCTCGAGTATTCCGCTTGAAGGCCCCGACGCTGAAGGACTCCCGGTAGCGGCGGCCGAGCGGCGGGTCGGACACGGAGGCGACCTCGCCGTAGGGCACGACCCGCCCCACGAGGGTACGGCCGTCGCCGTCGGTGATCTCGGCTCGGTAGGTGCGGACGATGACGGGGCGGACGATGCTCACGGCACGGCCTCCAGACTTGACGACTCATCGACGACGGTGAGGAGGCTGCCCGTCTGCGGGTTGGTCACGGCCGAGGGACCGGCGATGCTCCCCGGCTCGTCGATCTCGTCGAGGGCCTCCCCCTCCGACAGCGGCGGTAGGTCGAGCACGGCTGCTCGGACTTCGTCCTCGGTGACGACCCCGGCCCCGAGCAGACTGAGCCAGACCCGGCTGAGCGTCTCCAGATCCGGGCGGAGCAGGACCGAGGGGTCGAACTCGACCCAGTTCCCCCGGGGAAGCCAGCGGGACAGGGCCACCTCGATGCGATGACAGGCGGGCATCAACTCCGAGCGCCACCAGACCCCGAACAGCATCTCGGGGTTCGAGTAGTTCAGGCCCCCGGCCTGGGGCAGGTTCAGCATGAAGGCCGGGACGCCGAAGGCCGAGGCGATGGCCTTGTCGTCGAACTCCCGTAGCTCCAGCAGCATCATGTCCTTGGGCGAGAACGAGAGCACTTCAAAGGTGAGCCCGTTGTCGAGGACCGCCGGCGAGCCCTGACGAGCGGCCACGGCGGAGACCCACTGGGCCTGGAGGGCCTGGGCCTGCTCGGCGGTGAGACGCCGGTCCCACTTCAGGACCGCGGAGGGGACGCCAGAGGCGGTGAAGAAGTCCGCCGCGAACGTCTGCGTGGCGTAGGCCGAGGCGAGGTTCGACCAGTAGGGCTCCAGCGCGCCCGTGCCGTAGTCGGTGCCGGGCAGCCAGTCCCGTCGGACGTGCAGCACGTCGGCGGTGTCGAGCCGGACCCGGTTGGAGTAGTAGACCTTCTCGCCGTTGCGGTCGTGGCGGATGCTCATGGTCACCGGGTCGAGCACGACCCAGGTGGCCGGGTAGCCCGTCTCGTAGCGCGAGGTGACCCACAGGTAGGCGTTGCCGCGGGCATACATGCTCCAGACGGCGGCGAAGAGGGCGTCGGTCAGCCCGTTGTAGATGTCCGGCTCCGGGGTCCCCAGCCACGCCGGGGTGAACCCCGGTCCCCGGTGCCGGAGCGGGAGCGTCGCGATCTGCTGGGAGACGAGCTGTAGGCAGCGTGAGGCCGAGCCCACGCGCTCGTAGAGCAGACCCCCGGCGATCCACGGGAAGCCGTAGCTCTCGGCCACGGCCCGGACCATGGGAGCGATCGTGTTCGGGCCGATGGTCTGTTCGACCCACAGGCCGTCCCCTTCGGCCTGGCGCTGCCGCTCGATTCGCCTGCGCAACCGCACGGGCACTCAGTGTGGTGCACGCGGCTACGGCCGTCTACCCAGGGTGGGGTCACGGGGCGCTAGCTCTAACCGGTAGGGGTTCTCGGCCGGGATCTCGACCGACTCGTCGCGGAGGAGACGCAGCTTCTTGAACCTCCGATAGTCCACGTAGTGGTGCTCCCGGCCGAACCGCCATGTGATCCGGGCCACGTCCGGGTGCAGCCGGACGAGCATCAGGGACTTGCGCACGGTGCCGTCGGCGTAGATCGAATCGGTGTTGCCGCCCTTGACCACCATCGTGCGGATCTTGTCGGCCACGAAGGTGTTGAACAGGATCGTGCAGTAGCCCGACTTCAGCATCCGTAGGCTGAGGTCGGTGTCCTCGTTGTAGCGGCCCCGCCAGCGGAAGTTGAGCCCCGTGCGGATGAGGTTGCAGGAGTAGATCCGGGTGTTGAGGTAGAAGGGGGCGTTACGCCGGGTCTTGGGCACGAACGCCTCGTAGTTGGGTCCGGCCATGGCCACGTTGCGGTAGCGCATGGCGAAGTCCTCCATCACCCGGAAGAACGAGCCGTCGCCCACTCGGATCTTGCGATGCTCCCAGACCCGGTAGAAGTTGCGGATGTTGTCATCGACGACCCAGTGCCACTCGTGCCCCTCGGCCTGGGCGATGTCCCAGGCCATGTTGCGGGCCGGACCGGAGCCCCGTGACTCGCCGGGCGCCAGATCCATGCAGGCGTCGTAGTCCCGCTGATAGGCCGGGTCGAGGGTGACGATGCGCCCGCCGTCGATCTTGGCCGCGTAGGCGTCTCGCTCGGACTCCTCCACGATCACCGTGTAGGGCACGCCCATGTTCCGCAGCGTCCGCATGGTGATGCGACTCTCGTGGCGGCCCTTGGAGGGAATGAAGATCGGGAAGCGGTGCACCATCACTCCTCCACGACGCTGAGGAACTGCACGCTGGTCGTGCGCTCCCGGACCTTGGGCGGGAACCAGATGTAGCGGCTGTCGGCCGTGAACTCGACGCCCTCCAGAGCTCCGAAGGCCTCGACCGCCTCGGCGTCGGGCAGGTGCACGATGATCGTGCGATAGGGGCGCTGGGCATCGGTGTCGTAGCTCGGCATCGAGTGATACTCCGCGTACGGGTCGGTGCGCCCCTCCTCCCCGGCCACGGCCTCGACGAAGCGCTGGAGCACGGCCACGTCATCCTCGCCGTAGCCCACGCCGTAGAGGCCGGCGGGTTGTTCGGAGAGGTGGTCGAGAAGCTCGTAGAGCCCCTCGTCGGACCAGCCGCCGACCTCGGTGGATCGGTTCAGGGCGATGAGGGCGGCGGCGGCCTCGTCGTCGTCCGCGGACGCCCAGCCCCGCACGACGGGCACGAGCCAATCACCCGTCAGGTTGACCTCCACGCCATCGGGCGCGTCATCGCCTCGGGCCTGGGCGCCGCGGACCGTCTCGACCCGGCCGTGACCGGAGATGAGTCGCCCGGTGCGTTCGTCGATGACGATCGGCTCGACGTAGCCGAAGCGACGCATGGACGCGCCGAGGAGGGCGATGTCGTGCCGCTTGGGGTTGCGCTCGTCCGCGGTGACGTCGTCGATCGGGAGGTACTCGATGCTGCGCTCCATGCGTCCCCCTAGTGGATGGTCGGTGCGCCTGAGAACTCGTCGGAGCCCACGACGCCCCAGCGGGCGAGGGTGGCGGCCACCAGTGGGGTGATGTCGGCCCCGCCCCGGCGCTTCCAGGCCCAGGCGTCACCCACCCGCCGCTTGGTCGCCCCGGCCACGGCGTCGGTGAGGCGGAAGTCGCCGCGGTGGGTGAGCCGGGCGTGCACGGCCGCGTCGTGGAAGTCCCCGCAGGCCCGGACGAAGTCGGTAAGGGAGATGAGTCGCAGCCGGACCCCGGCGCGCTCCAGGGCCGGGACGGCGGAGGCTGCCGGTCCGCCTCGGTCCATGACGAGGGTGGCGTCCCAGCGACGGGCGATCTCGGCCGCCCGGGTCACGAGTCGCTCCAGGTCCGAGGTGTGCTCGACCACCTCGACGGGCGTGCGATCCTCCACAGGCTCACCCACAGCGACCACACAGCCCCGGTCCCGCTCGGGGGTGAAGTCGAGGCCGACGCAGACCTGCTCTCCGATGACCAGTTCGTCATCTCGGCAGGCGGCCCAGGCGAGGGGGTCGATGCCGGTGAGCTGGCTCACGTCCACCCACTGGTTCAGGTGCTCACGGCGGAACGTCTCGGCGTCGAGTACGCCGAGATCGGCGGCCAGGCCCGCCTCGGTGACGCCGCCCTTCTGGCCGAGAGAGGGGTTGGCCGCGGCCCAGGCCTCGCGATCGGTGAGGTCGGCATCGTCGGCCGCGGCCCACTCCAGCCAGCACATGGGGCTGCGGGGATCGTCGAGGCTGGCGCGCCCGCTGTCGGTGTAGTGGCGCCAGAGGGCGGAGCGGAACGTCCCGGCGTTGGACAGCGCCCAGAGTTGGGCGTGAGAGCGGGCAGCCATGGTGGGGCTGAGGGCGCCGACGACGCCCATGTGCTCCTGGGCGTGGGCCTCGTCCACCACCACTAGATCGAGGGTGAGCGACCGCCCGGCCCGCTCGTTGGGCGTCACGATGAGGTAGCGGCTGCCGTTGGTCATCACCAACTGCTCCCGGCCGTTGGAGTGCTCGATGCGGTCGATCCGCTCGGCGAAGGGTGTGGCGCTGAGGCGGTCGCAGTGCTCCTTCCACTTGAAGCGGGCCATGCCCCGGTCCTGGGCGGTGTACGCGACCGTCGAGCCCGGCACGATCAACTGAGCGGCGATGCGGGCGCAGACCAGCGTGGTCTTGCCGTTCTGGCGGGCCACGGAGACGCCGACGGTCCGGTAGAAGGGCAGGCGGGTGATGCGGTCGTACTCCATCGCCACCGTGACGACGCGGCGCTGCCACGCGAAGAGGTTCCAGCCGAGAAGTCGGGCGACATCGACGATGAGCCCGCCCCGGCTCGGTCGGCTCTTGCGCCGCGGCGTGCCCCAGCGGGGCGCCGGGTCACTCGGTCGCCTGGAAGTCACGGGCGATCCGCTCCCAGGGGTCCTCGCCGTCGAGGCTGGGGGCGGCGATGCCCTGTAGCTCCTCTACGGAGACGGTGAGGGTCTCGCGCTCCAGCCGGGCGCCCATCTCCAGGAGACGGGCCGCGGCGTAGGCGGGGATCTCTTCGGGCTCGAGTTGGCTGAGGGCCTCGATCGCCTTGCGCATGGCGATGCGGGCGGCGCGCTGGTGGGTGTCGTGCATCGACCGGATGGCTTCCAGCCGGCGGCGATCATCTAGGCGGTGGGCTTCGTCATCCCAGGCCTGGGCTCGATCGGTCCAGTCGTGGCGGGTCTGCCAGTTGCGGAGGGAGCCGAGGGACTCACCGGGCACGTCGTCGAGGCGGCGGAGCGGGCCGAGATCCCGGTAGGCCCGGAAGGCTTGATACGCCCGGCTCGACTCGTTCGCTCGGCGTTCCCAAGGCTCCCGGGCGGGCTCACCGTCCGCAGTCATCGGCCCCCGAGAGTAGGTACCGTCGTCGCTGTGGCGAAAGCCCCCTACCGCTCACGGGCGTATCGGACAGCCAAGCTCAGCCTCTCGGCCGGGACGGAGCGCTGCGCCTGCGGAGCGATCGCCACGTCGCCCGACCACCGGCCGCCGCTCGCCGTCCATCGCCACGTCGAGGGCTCGGGCTGCTGCGTGCTCGTGCCGTCGTGCCTGCCGTGCCAGTGGCGGCAGGGGCGTGATCTCGGCCGGGCGAGGCGTCGTCGCCGCCCGCCGCCGCCGAGCCGGGCGTGGTGACCGGCCGGTACGGCTTTTCCACGGCCCGCAGGAGATAAACCCGTGGGACGCAGTCCGAGCGACCACCTGCTGATTAAAAGCCGCAGGTCGTCATCGGGCGACTGATGATTTTTTTCGGCGGGAGGTCACGGGCCGC